ACCCGCCATTTCTTCAATGGCCTCCTCTATTTCCTTGATCTTCCCCTCTGCCTTGTCCGAGGCACGCTTCTTGAAGTCCCCGTCAATCTGCTGGTTGCAGGTGGGGCAGGTGTCGTTTTTCTCGTAGAAGGCGATTTCCTTGCGCAATCCGGCGGCTCTCTTGGTTATCTGTCCCTTGAGAACCTCGTAGCGGCTGATGTCCCCCTCCACGCTTTCCTGATCCGAAATGGAAGCCGTCAGAGCCTCTAGGATGGCTTCCGATGCACGGATGGCATCCTGAGCCTCCCCGATGCGAACTCTCGCTTGGGCGACCTGCTCCGCCTCCCAGACGCTGTCCTGCTCGCTCCGCTTCTTGGCATCCTCCACCATCCGGCGTAGGAGGGTCACCCGCTCGCGGGCGACCGCAAGGGCGGAGTCGGCTTGGTTGAGTTCCTCGCGGTTCTGGCTGAAGCGTTCCTTGAGGTGGACATTCATGACCGAGAACACCCCGATGTCAAGGATGGCTTCCACGACCGACCGGCGGTCTGCCGCCGATAGTTTCATGAATGGGACATAGTTCGCCGAGCCGAGGATGACCACCTGACAGAATGACTTGTAGTTCATCCCGAGGATCTGGTCCTCAAGGAACTTCTGGTAGTCCTTCGCCTTGGCATCTTGGTCAATCAACTTGCCGTCTTCCCAAATCTCAAATACCTTGGGTGACTGCCCGCGGATGACCTTGTAGATGGAGTCGCCCTTCGTGAACTCAATCTCCGCCACGCAGTCCTTCTCGTTCACCGAGTTGACCAGTTGCGGCAGGTTGATGTTCCGGTAGGGCTTGTTGAACAGGACAAAGGTAAGAGCGTCCAATAAGGTGCTCTTACCTGCCCCGTTCTCACCCAGCATGAGGGTGGTCTTGGTCTTGTTGAGTTGGACCTCCGTGAACAGGTTGCCCGTGCTGAGGAGGTTCTTCCAGCGAATGGTCTTGAAGGTGATCATCGTGTAAACAGGTCAGTATACCGCCAAGATGGCTGAAGTCAAGTCAGTTGTTCCAAGGCAACTTGGTTGAGACCCATTTCCAGAGCGGCACGCCAATGACGGCACCGGCAATGAACATGAGGGCACTCCACCAGATGGTTCCGAGAATGTGTTCCATTGATGTTCTCCTTTCACAGGGTATTTAGGTCTCGCGTGCGCGTACGCGGGCGGGCGTGCGTGTGCGTGCGATCAGAACACCCTGTCAAGGATTTCCCTGATGTTGTCGGGGATCTTCTTGTGGCTCTTGTGACGGAACGAGGAGGGCATGTTGCGGATGATGCGTGAAGAGAAGGGGTCTCCCTTTGCCTCTCCCCAGTGCTTGCCATGCTCTTCCATGAGATGGTGCATGTAGATATAGCAGTTGGCTTCCTGCGTGTAACGCTCAATGTCCACATTCAGCCCGTTGTCCTTGATGACCTGCACCGCGATCATCTCGCACTCACGCTCCATCTCACGGACGGCATTGAAAGCACGCTTGACCATGAACGGCTTCTTTTTCTTGCCGTGAAGCCATTCCTCGCAGATGGTGGTGTAGTAGTTCTTTGGACCGAAGCACTTGACATATGCCTCGCTGCCGACCATCCACTGGATGAAGTGGCTGTATTCATGGGCAAGCACCTCAATCCAGTTGGGGTTGCCTTTCGCGACCATGATCTTCTTCTCGTCAAAGTAGCCGAGGCACTTCACGCGATCCGCCATGACGAACCGCTTCGGCGAAAAGGACAGCACCATGCCATAGTCGGCAAGGTTTGTCTTGACCTTCTCTACGAACTCCTCATTGACTGAGGGCAATCAGAACCTCGCTATCGTCGCTCCGTTGTGGTTTACTACGACTTCGTTGTTGTCAAACAATTCCTTGACGCTCGCGTTGCCGGAAAGGGAGGACATGCCTGATGCGATGCTCACGATGTTGGCAAGTGCCTTCGGTCCCTTGCGACAGCCGCATGTGTTTGGGTTCGTGTAAGCACTCATCGCGACATAGAACTGCCCGAGTTGCCCGTGTTCTTGTGGGTTCGCACCGCCACGGGCAGAAAGGTGATTGTGAAGTGCGTCTAGCGAGTCAAATGTCATCTGCGTCTCCTTCCCTGAGCATCTGGAGTTTCTTCTCCATGGTCGTGAACAGCGAGTAGCCCAACTGACCGCCGAGGTAGATGGCGGGGACTTCCAGTATACCACAAATCGGGATGGTTGCAAGTGCCAACCAGACCCCCGTACAATATCGGCAGGTCATTAGGTTGAGCATGAACGAAGGATGGTAAATCTGGAGGTAGGTGGTGTAGGATAACTGCCTGTCCATCAATGGCCTGTTCCTGTATGCGTTTGCGAGAGTCAATCGGTTAAGAAACGGCAACCATTTCGTGAACATGGTCGCATACTCGTACACGGCATCCGTGTCGTAGAGTATGAACAGGACGAACATCACCCACAAGGCAGACCATAGCACATCCATGATGAAAACCTCCGACCCTATTTAGACCATCAGCGGGAAGCCGACGATGTAAGGTCAACGATTTCACATTTGTCCCCGGAACACGAATAAGTTTGAGTTCCGATGGTGTTATCTTCCTTCTCGTAGTTGGAGAGGGTAGACCAGTCAGTGATCTTCGGCATCTTCTCAAGCAGAGCCTCGTACTCCGCCTTGGTGCAGTCCTGATACGGGGCTTGACGATAGGAGTGATCCGAGTAGGGGAGGAACGAGATGCCCGACACCTCGTCAAAGTGCTTGTAGACCCATGCACCGACCTCCATCCATTCGTTCTCCTTTACGGTCACGGTGACCGACGGCTTGTGCTCGCACCAGTGACGCTGGTAGGTGAGCCAAAGGTCCAACTGGTCAATCGCCGACATGTCCTTGCGGAACACCGAGTTCTCCGGTGACTTCATCGGGAACGAGAAGACGGTCGTATGCTCCGGCTTCATCACATCCGGCTCGTTAGGGAACCCCATCTCCTTCATCATGACGCACAGAGGATCCTTGTTGTCGGCACGCACCGTGCGGATGTAGTAGGGAGCATGGCGAGCATGGATGCCCGATGCCGCATCAACCAGTTGCGACACCGTGCCGGACGGCTTGACGCAGGTGATGGAAGCCGAGGGGCTGATGCCGATCTCGTCAGCCCACTTCGCATTGGTCTCAATCGCCACCTTGCGTAGGCTCTCCAGCATCTCCTCAAGGTTCAGAGAACGGGTGGTGGAACCGTGGAAGTGCATCATCTCGTTGTCAAGGATGCCGGTCAGGGACACTCCCAGCAATGCCTCCTCCTTGCAGTTCTTGGTCCACTCCGAGGAGATGTACTGGAAGTTGGTCAGGGTCGCCTGCATGGTCCCGAGGATGCTTGCGAGACGCACCTTGCGGGCGAGGGTCTCCGGCGTGTCATCCGCTCGCACGACCACTTCGGTCAGGTTGCAGAACTCGCGATCACGCAGGATGATCTCCGAGCAGGGATTGGTCCCGAACTCATGGTTGGGGTCACGGCGGTCCCCGAGACGGGCAACGGTCTTCTTGGTGGCATCACGGTTGAAGATGCCACGCTCGCCGCTCTTGCTCTTGTAGAGCGACAGCCACTCCTCCATGAAGATGCCGATGTCCGGCTTCTCCTTGTATGCGACCGAGTTGTTGGCGAGGGCACGCTGCGGGTTCGCCTCCCACCATGCACCGCTCTTGGCATCACGCATGCGCTCGTCCGTGAGGTTGGACAGCGAGATGAGAGCCGAGCGACGGACACCGCCGACCACGACGATCTCCGCCACCTTGCACACGATGTCATGGCACTCAATGGAAGTCAACTTGCGACCGGCTGCATGGCGGAATGTCTCCACCGCGAAGCGGAAGAGTTCGTCCAGCGGACGGGGACCGCTGGCACGACCACCGAATGTCTTCAGGCGTGCGCCCGCGGGACGCACGCGCGAGAGATCCCACTTGGGGACTTGACCCACGATGAGCAGGCTGATCAGTTCGCGGAACGCCTTCGCCCATCCCATCTTGGAGTCCACCACGGCGATAGTGGTGTCCGTGTCCGAGAACTCCTCTGCGATGGTGGGCAACTTGTCCACGAACTGACGCTCAACCGAGAAGCCCACGCCCGTCCCGCACATGAGGATGTAGAGGATCTCGTCAAAGGCACGCACGCGGTTGACGGCGACATATGAGCAGTTGTAGCCCGCGATGTTGTCTCGCTTGAGGGCTTCCCCTGCGGTCATGAGGGCACGCATGGACGGCAGCACCTCAAGGTTCAGGATGGCGTTGCGGAGTTCCTCGCGGGTCTCCTTGGGCAACTTGAACTTGTGGTTGTCCTTGAGATGCTCATCGAAGAAGTTGAAGTAGCGATCCACCGTCTCCTGCCATGTCTCACGGCGACCTTTCTCGGGCAACCACCTGCTGTAGCGGCTCAGGTGGATGAACTGCTGGTAGGGAGTCGGCAGGGCGATGTTCGCTTCGTTCATGAATCAATCTCCATAGTTCGTTCTTGGTTTTGAGGGCGAGGGTATTTAGCCCCCTACTGTGATGCAGGTGGAGAAGTGTAGCCGAGATTTGCCGATGTTGCAAGAGTGACTCTGTGAGTGAATGTCAGCCATCAGTAAGTCAGTAACATTAAATCGTAGCCGGTGGCCCATAAGTACAGACATCGAAATACTCCACATCTGACTGGCAATTTAGGGGTCCGGCACAAATGTCCCAGAACGGAGGATATGTTTGATATACCTCCAGTGGTTTGATTGTGGTTGAATTTCCTCTTCTGACGACAAGAGAGCGATAGGACTGGTGCCATACTGGATAATTGTCCCCTGGTCCAAACTGTATATCGGTTGCATCGTCTATGTTATACAGAGGCGATTCTGGACATATCGCGTTAATACCGCCCTCATAACATTCGCCTCCCCATCCTTGAATTGTTCCATCATGAAGAAGAGCAAATGCAACACAATCACCAATGACCACCTTTTTCACATTCTTTAACTTGGCTGGGGGATTGCATATTCCGGTAAACACATATTTCTTTCCAAAGTTAGCCGGACCATAATAATAGAAGGGATCAAAAAACCCATTCAATCCCCACATCTTCACTTTGTATTGGGGAATCCCCTCCTGATTCGGGGAATTTGTGATTACCGCCATTGCTCCATTTCCAGCAAAAACCGCCGTGCATCCACCTTCCGCGGCTAGTTCTGCATCCGATGGTCTTCTTATGATGTAATTTGTGGGGGGATCCACGCCCACCCCAGATCCATCATAACCAAATGCAACTCTCCATGGCAATAGGGGTGGGATTTCGGATGGCCATGTGGAATTTACGCACCCAGACCAATTTCTTCCCCATGTGTAGAGGGAACCATCTTCTGTGATCGCGGCACTATAGCCATAAAGTCTTCTTTCGAAGGAAGATGTTGCTGCACTAAACGGACCATCAAAGACAAGTCCCATGGCCCCACCGGCAGCGATACTTATTGCTTTCTTGTCGCTTGGCAGCGAAGGGTTTTTCGATAATGGAGATGGTATGTCCAACCAAGTCTGTTGTTCAGGCCAAACATCAGATGCAGTCCAACCGGAATACCCAAAAGTTTCTATGCCACCATTTCCCTTTAGAACTATTCCATGAACAGGACTCGCTGAAATGCTGTCAGCAGTCACGCTCGGAGGGAAGAGTTTGTAAATCTTGCTTGTCCCTGCCGCCGGATAGTATCCGGCAGTGTATCCAGGAACAACATAGGGTCCATG